GCTCTACCTCTAAATGTTATATCAGGATATTGCTTTTCCGAAATGTTTATAACTTTAACTGCAAAATCATCAGATACTTTAAATCCTTCCTGTAATTTTGCAGACTTACCAAATAATTCTTCTCTTAGTTGTTCTACCTGCTTTTCTAAAGTTTGATTTCTAGCAAATAATGATACTCTCTGAATAGATTCTGCCGTTGCTTTTTGTATAGAATTTTGAAGTTCCACTATCGTACCAGTTACCTTTGAGTTTGCCTGCTGTGTTTGATTTTCCGCAGTGGCCACTATTAAATCTTTACTATCTATTTGAACCAATAAGCTTTGTGTGACTATTTCTAATTCAATAACTTTAGCTCTCAAATCCAATATATCATTATTCAGTTGTGTTATTATAACATCCCTATTAGCTATTTCTACCAATGCCGCATCATAGATTGATTTTAAAACCATTTCAGGAAGAACAGGTGCTTCCACTGGAATTAATTCTATAATTGTTGTATCTATCGATTTTAATAGTTCGGATTCTTTATATTTTGGTCTTGATAACTTTCCAGAAACAATACCATCATCCATAACAGAACCGCTAAATACATGGACACCAAATGAATTTTTAGTTGTGATTGCCAATGAACCACTAACTAAAATCTGTCCAACTTTTTGCTCGTTTTTTAATCCTGTTTTTAACATTTTAATCTTTTACAACATTGAAAGTTAATTCATTATCAAAATATTGTATATCACCATTATTATCAACTTTGAATTCTATTTTATAAACTCTACCAGCTTCCCAATTAGAAAGATTTAATTTTACATAGTTACAATTTTCATCGCAATCTATTTTAGAATAATCACCAAATGGAATTATAATATCATTTGATGCAAAATCTTTTATTTGATAATAGGTTGTTTCTGGTAAATATTTTACATCAGCATATACAAACTTATTTGTAAAAGTTTTAAGTGGATATAATTCTCTACCAAAAATTCTTATAGTTGGCGTTGTACCAACTTTATATTCTTTCTTTAAATTTGTGATTCCAATTTTTATATCTCCTACCGTTAATGCAGGTAAAGAACCAGTTACATAACTTTGATTATCCCAGCCTATTCTAATTTTTGGTTGATATATTGTATTTGTTTCCTTACTAAATAATTTTAATACACCATAATCTTCAGTATCGTTTTCTAAACTATCACTAAATTTAATTATCAATCCATCATTTGGAATAGAACCACTCATCCAAGCTTTCAGCATTGGTTTTAAATCCATTAATATATCAGTAGATTTGTATTCAAATGATTGAATCGAACCACTAACTACATACCAAGTACCACCAGTACCATTATTTGGATTGGCATCAGTTCCAAGTGTAAGCCCATTTTGCAACCAATCTAATTTAGTATCACCTTCTCTATAATTCCAAGTTACCCCTTGAGTTGATACGTTATCAAATCGTGTACCTTTTCCCATTTGCCAACTTTGTGATATTGGATATGCATATAAAGTGAAATCTAATGGAACTTCCTCACTTTTAGTTTCTTTTAAAATTAAGGTAGCTTCTTCCATTTTAATAGTATTATCTACTAAAGATGATGATAAAAATCCAACTTCAAATTTTAAAAGAGTACGTGATACATCTTTGATATTTCCATAGTAAAGTTTACTAATTTCTAATATCTCATCCAAACCAGTATTTTGATTTGGTTGTTGTAAATAAATTGTTGCATCTTTTGATGCTGTTAGGAAATAGTATGCCATTATCTTACTCTACCTTTTATATCCGAATCCGGAAATTTAATTTCAAAAACCGATGGGTCTAATGATGGATATACAATCTTATCTTTAGTTGCCGCTTCTATATTATATGAGTTTGGTGAATATTTACCACCACACTTATTTGTTATCTTTACCATTGGAACGGATGAAACTCCTTCAACGTTAGCTATTAATAACTCAACTTCGCTCAAATTAATTGTTTGATTGAACGTCCAATTATCTATACTAAAATATTGTTTTAATTCATTTATACACTTAGTAAGAACTTCACTTTTGTTATAACTACTAAATGCAATTATTTCAAATTCAATTCCAATATTAATAATAAATCCATCTAACATATTAATACCATCGGTCAATAATCTATATTCATTCATATAGGTTTTTAAATTTTCTTTAACTCCTCTATTAAGATTAGTTAAATGTCCATTATTATCATATCCCAGCAAATATAAATTTATTGCAAATGGATTATTTTTTTCATTTTCATTTGAAGTTTTACCAATAAGGAATTTAGTTATTTCTTCTTTTATTGATTGTTGGGTTGGTTCTTCATCGTCTGGTTTTGATACAAAACTCATAACCAAATCGGTAAACTCTTGTAAGTTGTTTGGTGATGCTAATATAGATGCAGGTGAGTTATTATCCAACGTACCATCTGCTATTGCAAATGATTTTGCAACTGCGCCAAATTTTGGTGGCATTGACAATGCTCTAACTTGATAATCATTTGCAGTTACTGCTCTATTTTGAGAACCAAAGTTTGCTAATGAATTTTGTCTTATTTCTTCCAAACTTTCAGCACCTCTACCACCGGTTGCAGGTACTTCATTATCAATTGCAATTGAATTTTTAACTGTATTGTATATTGCTAATTCCGATGCATTAAGTGATTCGGTATCTTCATCAAATTCAATTGTATTAACTCTAACTAACTCACCAACAGGTATATTTGAAGCCACGCCACCACCAATCATATACTTTACAGTCATAGTTGTGTTTGATGGAGAAGTTCCATATGTTTTTGTTTTTAAGAAATTGGTTGGGTCAAAAGATTCTTCTAATCTGCTAATAGAATTAGGTAATCCCAATCCAACATTTTTAAGATTTGGAATTAATTGTTCATCCGATGCAGATGAATCACCTGCTCCAAATTGTATAGATGTAGTATTGTCCTGATTTACTTTCGTTACAAATCTTTTTGACGTTTTAATTGTTTTTAATACAAATGGTACAGTTGATTTAAATTGATATAAATCTGGGTCATTTGTTTCATTATTTGGTGAATCCAAATAAACCATCTCCTGTGCAAGATATGGAACTTCATACCATTTATTTCCATTAGAATCTCTTACATCATATATCTGAATTATATTAGTTTCAGGTAAATCTATTTTTTGAAAAGGAGAATATGCATCAAATGTTACTTCTCTTTGTAACAATTCACCAGATAAAGCTTGTATATATTTTTTAACTAAATAAAATAGAGGTTCTCCTGTATTTGCATCTCTTTGGTATATTGTTATCTCTCTACCAGTTTCATCAGAAAAATCAACTATATCGGTTGTTCTGAAAATTATACCAGCTGTTGTTGATTTACTCAACATACCTTCCTTTATTCGTAAATAAAACTTTTCATCAGGTTTATTATTAATACCAGTTCCAATAGATGGTACTAATTGATATACACTTAATGTTGTTATCGCTGGTGAAGTCACTTTAGGTCTGTATCCTAAGTATTGTGATAATGCTAAAACACTTTGCGGGTCTTCTGCATAAGTCATTAATGACTCTTTTAATGTATCATCAATATAATATGATAATGAATCTCCTATATAAGATGCCATTTCGATAAACATCATACCAGGAGATGATTCGTTAAAATCCGAATATGTTTTTGGGAAATAAGTTTTTGCAAATTCAATTAGATTGTTTCTAAATGAAGCAAAATCTTTATTAAGATATTTTACATCTTTTCCTTTATTTTTAAAATTTCTATTTGTAATTGTTACTGACATATTCTATTATATTATGCACCTACATTAAAGGTGACTGTATTTAATTCTGGATTTCCTAAAACTCTAAATTTAATTGATACATTTACAATGTTATTATCTTTATCTAAATCACTTGCAACTACATCGATTTGGTCAACGCTTATATATGGTAACCAATTTTCCATTGCTGATGTTACAGTATCTTCTATTTTTTCAGCTAATGAATCATCATTAAATTCAAATAATAATTCTTGTAGGCCACTACCAAAATTAGGTTGCATTATTCTTTCACCTTTTTTTGTTAATAATAAATTTTTTATATTAGAACTAGCCTGCTCTTCTGTTTTGAAACTTTGATTAAAAGCAGTGTTACCAATTCGAATTGGCAAAGTTATACCTATCGCAAAATCATCAAATTTTTTCGTATCTTGTACTAACTTTTGTCCTAATACAATTGCCATTACTTCTTATTAAATCTTTTTACAAGTTCAGAGTAATCTCTATTCAAAGCCTTATCCAATTCAGGTACTCCAGTATTTACACCCAATCCACTTGGTTGAGGTCCTCTTGCTAAATCACCATAACCCATTTTTTCTGCAATAGCAGTTCTACCTACAATTGAACCCATATCACCTTGTCCAAAATTCATAGTTCTGAATCCGCCATCACCAGTTGTAGGTGCCATTGCGGTTTCATTTAGAATTTGGTTAATCATTGGGTTTTTACTGAATTGTTTTTGTGATACCACTTTCGATTCTATTGATTCTACCAAAGTTTCATCCTCCATCATAGCCTTAGCCATAGATAATCCAGTATTTTTTGGTTTAGCAGGTTGTTTACCCTCTGCTATCAGTTTTTTCATCTCAGCCTTAACAGTTTCCTTAATTAATGCAGGTAATTGTTCTTTCAATTCCTCTTTAATTAGGATTTGTATGGCTTTTAATAATTTGTCTGTATTCATACTTCCTTATTTGTTATGTTTATAAATATTTGAATTGTTATTTTTGGGAATTACATAGATTTATTGATTCTACTATTTTTACAGTCTATTCATATATCGATACGTGCATTGGGTCATTAGTACTTAACCAAGTCATTCCTTGTGCTCTAAATATGGATGCTACTCTTAAAAATCCTCTATCAAATTCATTCAAATCTCGTACTTTTGTTTTACCTTCATAAATACCATCGGATTTAAAACTAGTACCATATCCATATTTTATAGTATTCATATCTATGGCAGTTCCCCAACTATGGTTTGATAATCTTGCACCACAAGTAACATTTCTAACTGCAAGCCCTCCACCACAATTTTCTATATATTTCTGCAACCCTTGTGCTTTTATTGCTGCAATAGCGGGTTTTACTATTGCTGCCAAATTTTTATGTACTAAAATCTTTTTATCACCTTTTGCGGTAGGAAACATTATTTCGGTACAATTTTTTACCATATATTCTTTATTTACTTTATACCAATATCTATTACACTTTCCAGATTCAACCCTATTTACTTCAAAATTTGGTGCAGTACCCAAAGCTGGCCATATACCATTTCCACATAATTTAAATAATGCCAAATCACCTCTAGCAACTGGTAATGAACCTCCTTGATTTATCTGATTTCCTTGTGGTGAATCCAATTCGGGTGGATTAAATGAACCTGTGAAAGCCACCGGTGGTGCGGTATCGGTGAGTACTTGAGCATCTGTCACTTCATCTACTCTACCAACTTCACTATTATATTGCTTTACACTAAAAAAGGCTTCCTCTTGGCTTATATTACTATTATTTTCCATAGCTTCATCTTCTGTAGCGAATTCAGCTTCATATATAGCTTGATTTGCTGGATATTCTTCTTCAATATCCTGTTGAATAGCATCCGCCTCCCTTTCATCTTCATTTAAATCATCCAAACCTTTTTGTACACTATAACCAGACCAATTAACTATACCGGGGCCAGGTGTATTTAGTGGGGGATATGTAGATATAGTATTTACAATACCACTAACAGTACTCAAATGTTGCTGAGCGTAACTGATGAACTCATCAATTATTAATTTATGATTTTTAGTTGGTTGTATAGCTCCCATATTATGCCTGTCTTTGTTGAAGTGTCAATGTATAAAATCCCCAATATTCCCAATGCCAAGCTTCATCCATTCCTGTCCCATCTCCCAATCTATATGGATTATACCAACCATATTTGGGTCCGTTTACTGCCAACCATTGATATAGTCTAGAGTTTTCTCTTGTATATCTAGCAGGTCCTGGTGTTGCTCTACCCACTCCTAATGATTTTGCACGTGCCTGTTGCATACCAGCAATTTCTCCAAAATCCAAAGATAATCCCCACCCATGTGGAGAAAACCCTGGTTTAGCTGCACTACCCGAGCCGTATTTCTCAAAACATGCTACTTGTCCAGCATAATCTCTGTATGTAGATGATACTCTCCATTTAACTCCTTCTCTTTTGGCTTGTGCTATCAGTTTATTGTACATTTTGGCAGCTTCGATGTGTAATATACCACCACCATAAGATCAGTTGCACCCACATTTGTAGTTATTCTTGCACCTTTAATTTCAGAAATAGGAGCGTTATTTGGGTCTGTTCGAGGTGTTTGTAACTCTGGCGGGGTTGATGTATCGATGGGAATTGGTGCTGGTTGTGGTGGTAGTACTTGTGGGTCACCTACCGGGTCTACTCCACTAATTTCCACTTCTTCAGGTTGTTTATTGAAAAATGATGCTTCTTCTTCTACTAATTCTTGAGGTTCATCCGCCTCCTCATCTTCTGGTATCTCTCCTAATATTTCTTCAGCTTCTCCAAATTCAGTATCAGGCATATCATCGTTTTCAGTTTCACCCTCTCTTAAATCAGGTTCACTACCGGCACCTAAAGTTGGTTGTTGCCATTGACCACTATTAGTACAAACAATGGATACTATTTGTAAATTTTGAACTGCTCCAGTAGCAGGTGGCGTTGTTGGTGGTGATGGTACTGATGTTGGGTCTAATTGAGCCCCAGCCCAATATGCTAAAACACCCTTTCCCATTTCACCAACTAAATCGTATGGTTCTTTTTGAGATACACCGGTATCTAATGCTGATTTAATGAATAATTTTAAACTATCAACGTTACCAACTTTAACTTTAGATTGAAATAGATTATCACTACCTCTTTTTACGGCCGCATCATACTCCTTTGCATATAGTTCGGCAACACTATCCGTTGAATTTATAGATTCTGGGTTTGTTACAACGTTTAATATATTTTGTTTGAATATATCCCAAGACATTTTTAAGATGTTTTATTTAATTCACTTAGTACCGATTTTAACTTCGATTTTATTGTATTAAATGTTGGTTTATTTACAGGTCCAGTTGCTGATGGTCCTGATGGTGTTAGATATTGTTGTGCCACTATTGCATCTATCAATTCTTCCATCAAAGAAACCCAACTATCACCCTTCACTAATGGTTCTAATTTTGTGTTACCTAAATTTATCTTACCATTTGATGTATTAAAATTTATATCTCTATCAGCTGCCGTTACGTTTATATTATCACCAACAGTTACATCAATACCCAATTTATTATCAATTGACATTGCACCATCTGAAATAAATCCGTAATTCTTTTTTGAGTAAAATATCATTTCTGCATTTTTTGCGGAAATTATAACTCTACCAGAATTTATTAAAATTTGGTCTCCTATTAATTTCGATGGATACCCTTTAAATGTATTTGGTTTTGTTTCAAAATCAGATGAACCTTTATCATCAACTGTTCCCGGTAAGAATGGTAATTGATATTGATTAGAACCTAAAACAATTATACTACCATCTCTATTTATATCTTCTTCAGTTGGTAGTTTTATTAATTTCTTTTTAGATTCTGCATTTTCATTATTTCTTAATATAATTGTTGGTGAAAATACTTTTTCGGAATTATTAAATCCAGAAAATCTAAGAGATTGTCCAAATCTAGTTTCTATCAAACTATCTCCCTCATATAATTTTAATTTATGTACTCCTGGTTCTTCTTGAAAATATTCACCGAACTTATCATATTTAGATGATTCATTAACATTACTCATTGTAGTTCCTGTTTCTTGAACCGTCTTATAATTTTTCTTTACATCATCAACTTGTTGTTCTGGTGGGAATATTTCCGATATTAACGTTTTTTTACTATCTATGTTTGGTGTTTTTTCCAAACCAATTCTTCTATAATATGATACACCATTATTTTGAAGTATTTCAACCGATTCGTTTACTAATGGTATTGTTTTAAAATTTTTATCATACGGAAACGCTACAGGTAATGATGCATCGTCTGTACTTGGTTGACCAGTAATTCTATATTGTATTGCACCCATATAGGCAGCCTCTCCTTGTTTTTCTATTTGCCTCTCACCAACACTTCCTTTTAAGTACGGATGATTTTCATCTAAAATAACGGAATATACAATTCCAAACCCCATTGGTTGTTTGGCACCGGGAGTTTGTACGGAACTGACAGAACTTTGTGAATTATCAAAAGCCATATTATTTCATTTTCTTTTTTAAATCTTCTAATTCAAACTCTAAATCATCTACTCTTAATACTTCCTCTTTGGTTTCTTCTAACTCTTTAAGTAATTGATTCTTTTCAAATTCAGTCAAGAATCCATCCTGTCCTTCGGTTTTCTTTTCTGATGCTATAATTTTAGTTGCGATTGTTGCAAGTTTAACTAATTGGTCATCGTTCTTTACGGAACTATCAATTAGTGAAGATAGGATAGGTCCTACGCTTGCCACATCACCGGCATGCTTAATCATCTTTTTAAGTTCTTCTATTAAACTACTTATCTTTGCTTTCTTTGAAGTTTGGTTGTTATAGATGTCTTCGAAAAGAGAACTTAGATTCTTTCCTTTAAATAATTCGAATTCTGTTGACATATTAATATATTTACATTTTGTGTGTATATAAATATGGTTCTATTAAAATGTTGAAATTAAACTGGGATTACTTCAATTGTAATCTTAGGTTGGTATCCGTCAGGTAGTTGTCTATTAATACCTTTGAATTCGTTTACTTTGTTCTTAAAATAAGTAATTTGTAATATACGGTCTGTCAGATTCATTACCGTTTGTGAAGAAGTAGACATCTCTTTGGTGTCCCTTTTCATATTTAACATAGGTTTATTTGGGAAGTATTCCTTTCTCATAGCTTGTGCTATTCCTTTCCAATCTTCTACCTTATCAACTGATTTTTCTGCTGATATTTTTCTCAATTTGGATGATAGGTACTTTTCGCCATGTGTATATCCTGCATCAGTAAACATGTGTCCGTGATTTGTACGAACAACAGGCGATTCGGAGTTTTGCAGTTTAACATCAGGCTTATGCTTTGATGTAGTTTCAATACTTATCAAATGTTTCGGTGATGATACAAACGTATGACCTTTAAGAGATAATCCACTTTTACCTTTATACTTTAATGCTGCTCTAACGGCTTTCATTAGAGTAGGTTGTTTGATGATGTTTCTCATCTTATCACCATCAGGTCCAGGTTTTCCACCTTTCTTTACAATTTTATGTTCTGCTTCATCATGTCCTACCAATAGTGCGGAGTTTACAACACCTATACCATTTTCATTTAAACCTTCACTCCAATCGGTTGTTAAATCATGTAGATATGCAACTTCCACACCATCGATTATAGTGTGTACAATTTCTAAAGATGGATTATATGCTCTATCTCTGTTTTTAGCTAGGATAAATTTATCTTTTACCTCTTTAGATACGATTATGCACTCTGAAAGTTTCATTTGTTATTGGATATATGCGTTCAATTCGTA